ATGAAGAAAACATTACTCGCATCATCATTAGCAGTAGGTTTAGGAATCGTAGCAGGAAATGCAGGTCACGAAGCCCATGCAAGTGAAGCGGACTTAAATAAAGCATCTTTAGCGCAAATGGCGCAATCAAATGATCAAACATTAAATCAAAAACCAATTGAAGCTGGGGCTTATAATTATACATTTGACTATGAAGGGTTTACTTATCACTTTGAATCAGATGGTACACACTTTGCTTGGAATTACCATGCAACAGGTACTAATGGAGCAGACATGAGTGCACAAGCACCTGCAACTAATAATGTTGCACCATCAGCTGTTCAAGCTAATCAAGTACAATCACAAGAAGTTGAAGCACCACAAAATGCTCAAACTCAACAACCACAAGCATCAACATCAAACAATTCACAAGTTACTGCAACACCAACTGAATCAAAATCATCAGAAGGTTCATCAGTAAATGTGAATGCTCATCTAAAACAAATTGCTCAACGTGAATCAGGTGGCAATATTCATGCTGTAAATCCAACATCAGGTGCAGCTGGTAAGTATCAATTCTTACAATCAACTTGGGATTCAGTAGCACCTGCTAAATATAAAGGTGTATCACCAGCAAATGCTCCTGAAAGTGTTCAAGATGCCGCAGCAGTAAAATTATATAACACTGGTGGCGCTGGACATTGCATAGTTATTCCGAACTTCCAATTAATAAAACTCTATACCCGTAATCTTCAATGAGTTCTGGCGCTTCCCTTTAATTCCTTTTACATATTCAAAATGAATGTTTTTGATTGCCATCTTTATGAATTCAGTTTTTAACTCATCTTCCATTAATTCCCAGCCGTTTAGCAATGAATACTTGAAATTTTTAATCTTCTCATAGTTAAAAGTCTTACCCTTATCATTATCCTTGCGCTTTTCATACTCATGTATTTCTTTGTCAATACGACTTATTATTGGAAAAGCTTCATCCTTATCCATCATACCTTCTATAAAAAGTGTTTGACATCTAGCGCGTTCTTTTCGCAACTTTTCAATATCGATGCCGACATCTTCTATTTCTTTAGGTTGGTTTTCGATTTTATATGATGTTAAATCAAATTGTTTTAGATAATTGTAAAATTGTTTTAAAACCTCGCCTTCGTCGATGTTACATGCATTTTTATTTTTAGTATTTTTGCAGTTAGAACAAAAGTATAGTTTAGAATACCAAACTTCTTTATTTTTAGGCGTATGCTTGACTGTGTTTAAAGTCAATTTCTGGTTACAGTTTGGACATAATAGTTTACTTCTGAAAATAGCGTTATGTTTTACGATTGTAGAGTTAGTTTTTTCACTTATCCTTAATTTTATTTCTTCGTATTCTTCTTCACTTATAATAGCTTCGTGGGTGTTTTCGACGAATATGTCACCGAAAACAAGATGACCTCTAGCTACCGGACTCGTTAGAGCATTGCCTATAACTGATCTGTGCCAGTTTTTACCTAAGGGTGCTTTGTATTTAGAGTTGTTCAATTTTATAGTTATTTCTCTTAAACTAGTACCTTTTTTCGCTTCTTCTACTGCAAATCGTAATACTTTTTTATATTCATTAGGCACAAATTTATCATTTACTCTGTCGTAATAGAAAGGAGGGACAGTTTTAGCTAACCCTTTTCTAGCTGATGCGCGTCGACCCATTGCAGTACGCTCTTGAATTGTAGTACGCTCCCACTCTGCCATAGCACCTACTAATGTTACGAACAAACGTCCCATAGCAGAAGTTGTGTCATATACTTCTGTTGCGCTCCTAAACAACACGTTTTTATTCTCAAACAATTCTAGTATCTCTAGTAAGTCTTTAACACTTCGAGTTAATCGATCTAGTTTATAGACTAAAACCAAATCAAAATTATCTATTTCATTCAACATTTCTTGTAAAGCGGGTCTGTCTTTTTTAGCTCCGGAGTATCCAGCGTCAGTATATACTTTATGAATTTTCCAGTCGTTTATGTCGCTGTAAGCTCTTAATTTTCTTTCTTGTTCTTCGATAGAGTGTCCTTTTTCTTTTTGTTCAAGTGTACTCACTCTAGTATAAATTGCTACTTTCATGTGCTCCCTCCTCAAAATTGGCAAAAAATAATAAGGGTAGGCGGGCTACCCGAAATTTAGTACTAGGTACTAAATGTGATATAATAAAATAAAAAGTAGGTGATGTTATGACATTTAAAAACAATCATAATTTCAATGAATTAGTTTTAACGAATGAAGACATTAGAATTTTAAAAAATGTCTTAGAAGATGCAGTCAGTGTTTATGATGAATATTCGGTATGTAATGAAGAATCCGATTTTGCTTACTGTTTATTAAGAGACTTATATACATTAGACAGCTTAGCTATTTCGTCAAATAATGTTTGAATTATCGAATTGTACTCTTCGATTTTAATACCATGCATAATAGAGTTTCTGTGTTCAATAGCAGCTTTGACTGAATGTTTTAAATGTTCTTCTATTAAATCGTTGTTTTCCATTTCGTTTAAAAATGTTCTTATATTCCTCTTGTAATCAGGTGTTTGTTTAATTATATCTTTATCAAACTTGTTCAATATCAGCCTACACATTAGTTCTAGCGCTCTACCTAAAAGTAGTGATGTAGCTAGCCTTTTTTCAGACATAAAGCAATCATAAGCTTCAACTATATGAGTTTCAAAATCCTTGTCATTAACTGTTTCTAATAATTGAGTGTATTTTCTTAAAGAAGCCGGTAAATCATTTGCGTTTTCTAACAAAGAATTAGGTGTTCGATAAATTTTTGTAGATTTATCTGATAAATATAAGTCAGAATGAGTTTCAAAATAATAATGCGCAATTGCATCGTCGTTGTATATACTAGCTAAATCGCTCAAGTTAAACATTTGAAAATCATGTATGACTTTTTCGAAAATGAAAGTACTTTTTATATATTCACTTAACTTCTCGAAAGATCTTTCTGTTCTTTTTAAAACATCATCTACAGAAATATTTATTTTCTTCGCTTGCATGCCTTCTGACCCACCGTGAATATAAATTAAACCTCTGTAAAAACTGATATTCAAATCTGCGTAGCTATATTTTATACCGGAATAAAAGGGGAAGTATCCAGTATTTTTATCTATTACATCACCAAAAAATATATCCACTAATTCTTTATATTTTTTGTGAAGTTCATTCATTCTTTTTTCTATATCGTTATATCTCCATAAGTATTGTTTCTCTTCCATCCCTCATCCTCCTCACGCCACATAGGCGCTATTAATCACATTTTAGTTCTATCGGTAATTTTAGACTCCATAACTCTTTGACGTGACTCTTTAGCTTCTCGAATCATATCTTTAAATCCTTGACTGTCTATAAAAGCTTTGGCTTCTTCTATTTGTTCTTGTGTAAGTTTTTTTCTACCAGTGTTAATGTGTATATGCTCAATTTCTTCATATGATTCCATAATTTTTTATTTCTCCTTTACTTTTTATGTTAAAGCGCCGTATAGGAGCTTATTTCCTATATTCTTCTTCAACATACTTTTTTACTAAATATTCAAGAATAAGTTCGGTCATTAGATCGTTTTCTTCGTACTCTTTATGAAGTTACTTTATTCTTTGAATTAATTTAACTTATCGCCATCTATTTTTTGTGAAATAAATTCCAAGTATTTACGCGCATTATGTGACGATAAATCTTTAGGTAACTCATAAGTGAATGGTTGATTACCACTAGTTAAAACTTCATATACTATAGTTTCTTTTTTATTTTGCAATTAGTTATTTTCATTATAAACTCCTTTTAAACACTGATGAAATAGACGTCTTTTATATTAAAGTGCCATATAGGCGCTATTAATCACAATACAACTTTGCCCATTACTTTAATATTACTAAACGAAGCGACTTTGATATCATCATACTTCGGATTTAGAGATACCAAATTAATATAGTCTTCGCATATATCTACACGCTTGATAAGACTTACTCCATCTAATACAACGAGTGCAATTGTACCATCTTTAATAGAATCTTCTTTCTTAATAAAAGCGTATGTTCCTTGTTTTAACATAGGTTCCATTGAATCACCATTAACTAAAATACAAAAATCAGCATTTGATGGCGTTTCGTCTTCTTTAAAAAATACTTCTTCATGCAATATGTCATCATATAATTCTTCTCCTATGCCAGCACCAGTTGCACCACATGCAATATACGATACTAGTTTAGACTCTTTATATTCATCTATAGAAGTGACTTTATTCTGTTCATCTAATTGCTCGTTTGCATAGTTAAGCACATTTTTTTGTCTTGGAGGCGTGAGTTTACTGTATATGGAAGCGATGTCGTTATTTTCAATTTTTCTATTCTTAGAAATATCAAAACCCATAAGCCACGCTTCGTTAACGTTTAAAGCCTTTGCTAGTTCAAAGACTTTGTCTTGTTTCGCTTCATATTTTCCATTTAAATAATCGCTAATTGAGTTTCTGCCAATACCAGTCCTTCTTGATAGCTCTGATTGAGATATCTTCCGTTCAGACATAATTTGCTTTAATCTATCCTTAAAACTGTTCATATTTCTGAACACCTCATAAGAATATAATACTACGTACAATGACGATTATCAATAATTTTTAACAAATGTTGTACAGAAAAATGTATTTTATGTGTTGACTTATTTAAACAAAGGTGTTTTAATTGATTTGTACAGAAAACCGAACAAGAAGGGAGGTGAGTTTATGATATACAATTTCGATTATAGTTTGCTGTACGAAAGAATGGCAGAGTATAGATATAGCCAAAGTTCTTTAGCGAACGCAATCCCTATTTCAAGGACATCTATTAATCACAAGTTGCAAGGAAAAAATTTATTCACACAATGGGAAATAAAACGAATCTGTGAATTATTAGAAATCCCACCAACAAAAGTAGGTAGATATTTTTTTGAACAAAATGTACATAAAACTGTACAAACATCTTAAAAGGAGGAACGAACAATGCAAGCATTACAAACATTTAATTTTAAAGAGCTACCAGTAAGAACAGTAGAAATTGAAAACGAACCTTATTTTGTAGGAAAAGATATTGCTGAGATTTTAGGATATGCAAGAGCAGACAATGCCATTAGAAATCATGTTGATAGCGAGGACAAGCTGACGCACCAATTTAGTGCATCAGGTCAAAACAGAAATATGATCATTATCAACGAATCAGGATTATACAGTCTAATCTTCGATGCTTCTAAACAAAGCAAAAACGAAAAAATTAGAGAAACCGCTAGAAAATTCAAACGCTGGGTAACATCAGATGTCCTACCAGCTATTCGCAAACACGGTATCTACGCAACAGACAATGTAATTGAACAAACATTAAAAGATCCAGACTACATCATTACAGTGTTGACTGAGTATAAGAAAGAAAAAGAGCAAAACTTACTTTTACAACAAGAAATCGGAGAGCTAAAACCCAAAGCAGATTATGTTGATGAAATCTTAAAATCAACTGGCACATTAGCTACAACTCAAATCGCGGCAGACTACGGTATATCAGCACAAAAGTTAAACAAACTACTACACGAAGCTAGATTACAACGAAAAGTAAATAAACAGTGGGTGCTTTACTCAGAACACATGGGCAAGAGTTACACAGAATCAGACACTATAGCAATTGTACGCTCTGACGGTAGAGAAGACACAGTTTTACAAACTAGATGGACACAAAAAGGCAGATTGAAAATACATGAAATCATGACTGAATTCGGTTATGAAGCTAACGTAACTGCTTAACAGGAGGAACGAACAATGCAAGCTCAAAACAAAAAAGTCATCTATTACTACTATGACGAAGAAGGTAATAGACGACTATTATCAATTGGGAATTTGGAACATTATTTATTAGCAGATATCAAATCAAGGTTTGATTTATATAAAAAGAAAATACCTGACTTAGATAATCTGTTCGTTCAAATAGACGGTGTTGAATTTAAAGTACTATAACCCGAGCAATGCACCTCTTAAACAACATTATACACGAAAGGAGCATAAACAAATGAACACACTATACAAAACAACCTTCCTCATCACAATGGCAGTTGCGACTTGGAAGGTTTGGAAGATTGAGAAAAACACAAGATTTAAACTTAGAAATTTTGATTATCCAAAAATTAATAATGCTCAGAGCAAATCATTGTTGGATATTGCTAGTCACGATTTAAAAGATATTTAACTGTATTCAAAATTTTCATATCTTGTTGAGCTTTTAAGCTTTCGTATAAAGCTATTGAATAAATAATTTCGTAAGATACGTTTTCAGGAGCATCTTCTTTCAACTTATTTATTCTATCTCTAAAAAAGTCACTGTCACCACCGAATTCTTTTTCGGCTTGATTACTAAGTTCACCAAAGAAATTTTGAAAATCATTAAATTCCATACTTATCACCTCCTTTCACTAGGAGATAACTAAATTATACACGAAAGGAATGGTAGAAGTGCCACCACACATTCAACAAATGTTATACGAAATCCAGTTAAAAGCTGGTATACCTCAAAAATTAATGGAAATGCAAGGTTTGATAAACGATGAAACAACCAAAGAGGAGAAAAAAGAAAATGAGTAACATTTATAAAAGCTACCTATTAGCAGTATTATGCTTCACAGTCTTAGCGATTGTACTTATGCCGTTTCTATACTTCACTACAGCATGGTCAATTGCGGTATTCGCAAGTATCGCAACATTCATGTACTACAAAGAATGCTTTTTCAAAGAATAAAAAAACTGCTACTTGTTGGAGCAAGTAACAGTATCAAACACTTAAGAAAAAATTCATGTTCAATATAAAACGAAAAACGGAGGAAGTCAAGATGTATTACGAAATAGGCGAAATCATACGCAAAAATATTCATGTTAACGGATTCGATTTTAAGCTATTCATTTTAAAAGGTCATATGGGCATATCAATACAAGTTAAAGATATGAACAACGTACCAATTAAACATGCTTATGTCGTAGATGAGAATGACTTAGATATGGCATCAGAATTATTCAACCAAGCAATAGATGAATGGATTGAAGAGAACACAGACGAACAGGACAGACTAATTAACTTAGTCATGAGATGGTAGGAGGTCACTATGAAGCAGACTGTAACTTATCTAATCAAGCATAAAGATGAAAATCTATTTATTACAAACCGACCAACCGAAGTGAACGACACAGTGAAGTATTCAACTGATATGCGAGACGCAAGAGAATTCGACGGACTAGACAAAACTGTTATTGATATGTCTAAGCACAAAGCAATCAAGAAAACAGTGACAGAAACTATTGAGTACGAGGAGGTAGAACATGACTGAACAAACATTATTTGAACAGTTGAACAGTAAAAACGTGAATGATCATACAGAACAAAAAAATGGATTAACTTATCTAGCATGGTCATATGCACACCAAGAGCTGAAAAAGATTGACCCAAACTACACAGTAAAAGTACACGAGTTTCCACATCCAGATATTAACACAGAAAATTATTTTGTACCTTATTTGGCTACACCAGAAGGCTATTTTGTACAGGTATCTGTGACTGTGAAAGATAGTACAGAGACTGAGTGGCTTCCAGTATTGGACTTTAGAAATAAATCGCTTGCTAAAGGTAGTGCAACAACTTTCGATATTAACAAAGCGCAAAAACGATGTTTTGTTAAAGCTTCGGCTTTACACGGTTTAGGCTTATATATCTACAACGGCGAGGAACTACCAAGTGCAAGTGACAACGATATTACAGAATTAGAAGAGCGTATCAATCAGTTCGTGAACTTATCTCAAGAAAAAGGGCGAGATGCAACTATCGATAAAACGATGAGATGGCTAAAAATATCTAACATTAATAAATTAAGTCAAAAACAAATCGCAGAAGCACACCAAAAATTAGATGCAGGATTAAAACAATTGGATAGTGAGGAGAAACAATAATGTTAAATAGAACAGTATTAGTAGGACGCTTAACAAAAGATCCAGAATATAGAACAACGCCAAATGGTGTGAGTGTTACCACTTTCACTATCGCAGTTAACAGAACATTTACTAACGCTCAAGGAGAACGTGAGGCAGACTTTATTAACTGTGTAACTTTTAGAAAACAAGCAGAAAATGTAAATAATTATTTATCCAAAGGGTCATTGGCTGGCGTTGATGGACGTTTACAATCACGCAGTTATGAAAACAAAGACGGGCAACGTGTATTTGTCACAGAAGTAGTAGCGGACAGTGTTCAATTCTTAGAACCGAAGAATAACAACCAACAACCAAACAACAATTATCATCAACAAAGACAAACTCAAACTGGTAATAATCCTTTTGATAATACCACTGCGATTATTGATGATGACTTACCGTTCTGATTGGAATGATTAGATGCCAATAATTACTAGTTATATCACTCAAGATGACGGTACAACAACAGTTGTCATCTCGGGTGTTGAATTAGGTAATAAAGAAACATTACTACTTGATAACGGGTTTGATGTGGAAGTCGATGTGAGCGTCATAGATCCGTTTCGAATTACCGGCAAGCAACGACGAAAAATATTCGCGCTTGTCAAAGACATAGAAGAATATACAGGTCAACCAATGGACTATATGCGACATATGTTCATCGAGTATGTAAGGACTTACTACGGCTATGATGAACGTATTTCACTAAGTAATTGTACGAGAACACAAGCAAGTCAAATCATTGAAGCAACGCTTGACTGGACGTTCTACAATGACATACCACTTAGCTACAAAACGAGTAATCTACTGAAACGAGATAAATCATTCTTATACTGGTCAACTGTTAACCGCAACTGTGTAATATGCGGAAAGCCTCACGCTGACTTAGCACATTACGAAGCAGTAGGTAGAGGCATGAACAGAAACAAGATGAATCACTACGACAAACATGTATTAGCGTTATGTCGCGAACATCACAACGAGCAACATGCAATTGGTGTTAAGTCGTTTGATGATAAATATCACTTGCATGACTCGTGGATAAAAGTTGATGAGAGGCTCAATAAAATGTTGAAAGGAGAGAAAAAGGAATGAATAGACTAAGAATAATAAAAATAGCACTCCTAATCGTCATCTTGGCGGAAGAGATTAGAAATGCTATGCATGCTGTAAAAGTGGAGAAAATTTTAAAATCTCCGTTTAGTTAATACAGGTTTTTACAAAAGCTTTACCATAGGCGGACAAACTAATTGAGCCTTTTTTGATGTCTATTACCCAGGGGCTGTAATGTAACTTTAATACTTCAAATTCAATGCCAGAAAGTTTACTTATTGTTTCTAGGTTGTGTCCTGACTTTAACATTCTTTTAACAAATTCTAATCCCGAAACAAATCTTTGTTTTTCTATAATCTTATTAAAGTGATTTAAAAACTGAGGAGCATAAAACTTATTATAAATTCCTTTTTTTGTTAAGTAAGACATGTCAAAAGTTTCATTTAAAACCCCTAACCTTACTAGGTTATTAATTGAAATTTCGGTTGATTCTATATCTAACGGAGAGTCTTTTATTAACGTGTCCGATATATTCATACCGTCATTCTTTGGGTTTAAAACCGCTCTATATTTAACGGCAGGATGTACTTCGTGATTCTTTAAATGTTTTAAAAGAATAGCATCATTTGGGGATAATTGTTTAATTATTTCAACAAATGAATGGTGGGTTAATGAGTTTTTTCTGTCATCCATAGATGATGCTATTAGTTTTGCGAACATATTACTTAAAGTTTTTTCACTAATGTAAAACTTTGAAGCTTCTAGAGCAGGACCTAGAAGAGAAAATTGTGGTTCTTGTAAATTATTTTCAGGTACAGAAGATATTTCTTTTTTAAATTGTTCTTTGAATTTTTCAAATTCTACTTCTCTTTGATAAATAACTTTATCCACATAAAGGTGGAATTTCCCAAAGACAAGTTCCCAAGTTTTAGAGAATGTTTCTACAGGCCCTTTTGATGCGCCTTCAATAATTTTATCAATACCTTTACCTAAAATAGGATCCATAATTATTCACCCCCAATCTAACGCAGTAGCGATAACAAAATTATAGCAGAAAGGAGATAACGAAATGGCAACATTTAGAGTTTACAAAGAATCAGGCAACTTTGTCACAGTACACAAAGATTTTATACATGATTCTAATATAAGTTGGAAGGCTAAAGGTATTCTACTTTATTTGTTAAGTCGACCTGATAACTGGCAAATTTACGAAACAGAACTAGAGCAACATTCAACTGATGGACTTAGCGGTTTAAAGAGTGGAATCAAAGAACTGGAAGAAATTGGATATATTCAACGTAGTAGAAAACGTGATAAGAGTGGTAGGTTAAATGGTTATGAGTACTTGGTATATGAGCAACCGCACCACATTCGATTTTCCAACGTTGGAAAAACCGTTAACGGTAAAACCAACAATGGAAAACCGTTAATGGTAAATCGCATACTACTAATAATAATAGTACTAATAATGATTTAACTAATAATAACAATACTAATAATGAAGGAAGTATATTGTCGGGCAACCCGACGGTGTCTTCCATTCCCTATAAAGAAATTATCGAATACTTAAATAAAAAGCAGGAAAGCATTTTAAACATAATACAGCTAAAACAAAAGATTTTATTAAAGCAAGATGGAATCAAGATTTTAGGTTGGAGGATTTTAAAAAGGTGATTGATATCAAAACAGCTGAATGGTTAAACACGGATAGCGATAAATACCTTAGACCAGAAACACTTTTTGGCAGTAAATTTGAGGGTACCTCAATCAAAAAATACAACCAACTGGCACGGATCAATTGGAACGCATGAAGTACGACGAAAGTTATTGGGATTAGGGGGATATTATGAAACCACTATTCAGCGAAAAGATAAACGAAAGCTTGAAAAAATATCAACCTACTCATGTCGAAAAAGGATTGAAATGTGAGAGATGTGGAAGTGAATACGACTTATATAAGTTTGCTCCTACTAAAAAACACCCGAATGGTTACGAGTATAAAGACGGTTGCAAATGTGAAATCTATGAGGAATATAAGCGAACAAGCAACGGAAGATAAACAACATATTCAATCAATCAAACGTTAATCCGTCTTTAAGAGATGCAACAGTCAAAACTACAAGCCACAAAATGAAAAACAAGTACACGCTAAACAAACAGCAATAGAGTACGTACAAGGCTTCTCTACAAAAGAACCAAATCATTAATATTGCAAGGTTCATACGGAACTGGTAAAAGCCACCTAGCATACGCTATCGCAAAGCAGTCAAAGCTAAAGGGCATACGGTTGCTTTTATGCACATACCAATGTTGATGGATCGTATCAAAGCGACATACAACAAAATGCAGTAGAGACTACAGACGAGTTAGTCAGATTGTTAAGCGATATTGATTTACTTGTACTAGATGATATGGTGTAGAGAACACAGAACATACTTTAAACAAACTTTTCAGCATTGTTGATAACAGAGTAGGTAAAAACAACATCTTTACAACTAACTTTAGTGATAAAGAACTAAATCAAATATGAACTGGCAACGTATCAATTCAAGAATGAAACACAATGCAAGAAAAGTAAGAGTAATCGGAGACGATTTCAGGGAGCGAGACGCATGGTAACCAAAGAATTTTGAAAATTAAACTTGAGTGTTCAGATATGTACGCTCAGAACTCATAGACGAGGCACAGGGCGATGAAATAAGTTATATGACCTATTTATCCAAAAACTTGCAGAACGTCACACACGCCCCGCTATCGTCGAATATTAAGGAGTGTTAAAAATGCCGAAAGAAAAATATTACTTATACCGAGAAGATGGCACGGAAGATATTAAGGTCATCAAACATGAAGATAACGAGAATGAAGTTTATTCGCTCACAGGAGCCCATTTCAGCGACGAAAAGAAAATTATGACTGATAGTGACCTAAAACGATTTAAAGGCGCTCACGGACTTCTATATGAGCAAGAGCTAGGTTTACAAGCAACGATATTTGATATTTAGAGGTGGCACATGGAAATAGAAATTAAATTTAACGAAACGTTCGAGGCACCTATGGGCTCGCCTCGTCCACGCTTTCGTAATACAGGTAGATTTGTTCAAACATACATGCCAACAGCTTATACAAATCATAAAGCGTATATACAAGGCAAATGCCTAAGTTAAATCTAGAGCGCGCACTAAAATCGAATTAGACTTTTACTTTCCATTACTTAAATCATGGTCGAAGAAAAAGAAAAGTGAAATGGTTGGACAGTATAAAGTGACTAAGCCGGATATCGATAACTTAATTAAACAGTATTAGACGCATGTAATGGTCATGTGTGGAAAGACGATAACCAAATTACAGAAATAACTAGCTCAAAGCGTTATGGACTAGAACCAAAAATAATCATGCGAGTTGAGGAAGTGATCTAATGCAACAGCAAGCATATATAAACGCAACGATTGATATAAGGATACCTACAGAAGTTGAATATCAGTATTTTGATGATGTGGATATCGAAAAAGAAGCGCTGGCAGATTACTTATATAACAATCCAGACGAATTACTAGAGTATGACAATTTAAAAATTAGAAATGTAAATGTAGAGGTGGAATAAATGAGTGTCGTGAAGATTAACGGTAAACCATATAAATTTACCGAACATGAAAATGAATTGATAAAAAAAGAACGGGTTAACTCCTGGAATGGTTGCAAAAAGAGTACGTGGTGGCTGGGCGTTGTTAGAAGCCTTACATGCACCTTATGGTATGCGCTTAGCTGAGTATAAAGAAATCGTGTTAGCCAGAATTATGCAACGAGAGGCTAGAGAACGTGAAATAGCTAGGCAACGACGTAAAGAGGCTGAGCTAAGAAGAAAGAAGCCACATTTGTTTAATGTACCACAGAAACATTCACGTGATCCGTACTGGTTTGATAATACTTATAACCAAATGTTCAAGAAGTGGCAGGAAGTATAAATGCCTAAAACCGATAACGCACGCAAAGATACTTAAACCAATTTTTCAGATCTAAGAGATATCTGTATCAGGATAACGAGCGAGTGGCTCATACTCATGTAGTAAACGGCACTTATTACTTTCATGGCATATCGTACCAGATTGGCAAGGTGTGAAAAAGACATTTGATACAGCGGAAGAGCTCGGAATATATATAAAGCAACATGGTTTGGAATACGAGGAACAGAAGCAACTAACTTTATTTTAGAGGAGATGGAAACAATGAAAATCAAAGTTAAAAAAGAAATGCTATTAGACGAGTTAATTAAATGGGCGCGAGAAATCCGGAGCTATCACAAGGGAAATATTTTTTCAACAGGATTTAGTGATGGATTCGTTCGTTTTCATCCAAATAACAATAAGTGTTCGACGTCAAGTTTTATTCCAATTGATATCCCCTTCATAGTTGATATGAAAAAGAAGTAACGGAAGAGACTAAGGTTGATAGGTTGATTGATTATTCGAGATTCAAGAAGGAGACTATAACTCTACACTATATGAGAACCTAGTATAAAAGAATGTTATATGGCAGATGTGTGCCTACCAAAGCATTTTACATCTTAAATCGATGACCTAACTATGACGTTAATCTGGAAAGATGGGGAGTTGCTAGTATGATGTTGAAATTTAAAGCTTGGGATAAGATAAAAAAGTTATGAGTATTATTGACGAAATCGATTTTAATAGTGGGTACATTTTGATTTCAACAGGTTATAAAAGTTCAATGAAGTAAAACTATTACAATACACAGGATTTAAAGATGTGCACGGTGTGGAGATTTATGAAGGGGATATTGTCAAGATTGTTATTCGAGAGAAGTAAGTTTTATCGAGTTTAAAGAAGGAGCCTTTTATATAACTTTAGCAATGTAACTGAATTACTAAGTGAAAATGACGATATTATTGAAATTGTTGGAAATATTTTTGAAAATGAGATGCTATTGGAGGTTATGAGATGACGTTCACCTTATCAGATGAACAATATAAAAATCTTTGTACTAAACTCTAACAAGTTATTATATAAACTTCACAAAGCATTAAAAGATCGTGAAGAGTACAAGAAGCAACGAGATGAGCTTATTGGGGATATAGCGAAGTTACGAGATTGTAACAAA